TCAGTCATCTTATTGATGCGGCTTTTTGTATTGCTCCAGCTCGTTGATTGCACTGCTACAGTCTCGCCATCGCGGATCGCGAGGATGTCAATGATGCCGAAAAGATCCTGCCTGATGCGAGCGTGGGGATTCCACCGCTCGACTACCTGGACTAGCTGGCAGGTTTTGCGCAAATGGGCCAGACTGCGAGCGGTGGGGGATTGTTTCATGCGCCCTCCCAAATTCGGAAAATTTCCTCTGCCGAATGTTTCCATTCAACCGCGTCCAAAATTGAAACGCCGCAAAAAACGTCTTCCGGTTGCGCAATTTCAAGATACCGAACCTCTTCTTCATTCCGTTTTAGCTTCAGCTCGGCAATATTAAAAGGCGATCCAATAATATCGGTTTCCCAAACTGCATGACTCAAGTCCTTGGCTTGAATCAGAGCAAATCTAGCCCCCCTGCAATTCTCGCCCCAATCAATCAAAAAGGTTTTCATGCTTCTTCCTTCGCTGCTTGCGTTTCCTGCTCCCACGCCTCCTCAAACTGCCGCGAGAATTGAATCAGCGCATCGCGCAGCGAATCGGTAAAGGCATCGCGCTCCACGAGGATCCGAAGGCTTGCGAGACCAGGTGACCAGCTTTGGAACCACCATGCCTCCGCTCCTGTCACGGCCATGCTTCCATGAACTTGGTAAAGGTAGGTATCAGGCAGGATCCCAGCGCGACGGTATTCGATGTGCGTTGATGGCACTGGCACTTTCCCTTCAAACCCGATGCTCGCGCCTTCGACAAGGCCATCCGGCGAACACCCGAACCATCCGTCATTGCTTTGGCAAAAGCCCACCTGGACCAGCTTGTGTCCGGTCGCTTTCTCAAACGCATCGACGGCCTGCGGCTCCATCTCAGTGCCGCGCTGCATGGCCGCGTTTTCAAAGTTGGGATTTTGCCAGCATTTGGCCCGTTCGCTGATGAGCTTGCAGATAGCCTTCTCACGCGCTCCCTCCGCGACCTTTCCTTTGGCCAAAAGCCAAGGCCCGAAGTTCGATGCGGTTAATACTCCACGGCGAAGGTCGTGCCATTCCTCGGAGCGTTGCTCGCAATAGTAAATCGTGCAGTCTGGAAATTCTTTCATGCTGAGGCGAGCGTTCTGGGTTTGGTTGCGAAATCCAATCGAAGCGCCCTGTCCAGAATATCATCATTGGGCAGGTGGTTGATGCTTGGGAGAATTTCGGGTTTAGCTGGCTCGATGCGCGCCGGTATCACCTCGCGCTTAGACGCTGGAACCATTTTCCCGCGAACCATCTTGGCGTCTTTAGCCGGGATGATTCGCGCAGGAATGACACGCTCCTCACTGGCATCGATTCCCGTTTGAAAATCACACTTCCCGCCAAGGCCGACGTAGAGATCGACTCGGCGCTGCATCTTGTTCCGTTGCTGAGAGGTCAGATTGAAATTGTCGATCCGATACTCGGGAAGAAGGCGGCGAATCGCTGCAAGGTTGAATCGGATGGTTGGGTTCCCACCCAGATGGTCGATGTGATAGATTGAGACTTCTTTCATGCCTCCTCCTTCAGCTCGGTCGATTCCGCCTCAATGGCGGGTTGAGAAAACGAAACCTTCGCGGCCTCGTTGGCGGCTCGATTCACCTGGATCTCGGCGAGCTTGTCGCCATCCTTGTCCAAAGCATCGTGGAACTCGGGCGAGAGCGTGAGCCGTTTGGAATGGCGGCGAATGACGGTCTTCTTCGCCATCTCCTCGAAATCCGTTACCCAAGGGCCGGATCCGCTGGCCTTCGACCGCTTGCGAATCGCCTCGACTTCCGCGAGCGTCATGACCTCGGTATCGATCTCGCCGTTGGACATTTTGACAATGCTGTAGACAGCTTGGAGCTTGCCTCGATCTTCCCGCCAGTTCACCGCATGGCTGATCTCGCCATTGATCCACTCAAACGAATCGCTCTCTTTGACCGTCTCGGCTTTCCAGGAGACTACCTCGCCGGATCGTTTGGCAAGCTCGACGAGTCCCTTCCAATCGACAATGAGCTGCACCTCCTTGCCGTAGGGGATCAGGTGGCAGCGCCGCCCGTCAGGCTCAAGGCCCAAGCTAGAGCAGTCGAGCATGGCACGCATAAAGCTCTCCTGCGAGCATTCGGCAAGCTTCGGGGAGCGAAGCAGAAGGGTTGTTGCAACGCGCAGAAAGCGATCTGGCGTCATGTGGCTAGGCAATGCGCGAGCAATTTGCGCTCTGACAGCCTCGGAGTTAATCAGCCCCTTAATGGTGCGAGGGGCTTCGGTGATTTCGTTTTTCATTTGTCTCTTTTTTGGTAATGCGCGTATCAGTCGCGCCCCTGCCCGTTGTCGGGAAAAATATCAAGAGCCAGCCCGTAAAGCTCTTCCTCAATGGCATCGACGGCGGCGAGTCGGATGCCTAAATTTTTCAACATCCGCACCTGGACGGCGAGGCCGTCGTATATCAGGTGGTCGCAGGATTCGCGTTTGCGAAGTCGAAAGGCGCGGATTTCGGCGATGAGCTTGTCAGTCTCGCGTTCATGGTTTGCGAGTAGTTGGTCGATGTTCATGGTTTATGAATCAGGTAATCAATGGCAAAGTCGTAGTCGCGGCGCTCAACAACGGACGGATCGAGTTCCTCCCCTGTTTCGTTATCGATGACCGCGACGATCTCGGATCGCTCAATCTCAAGCGTCACGCTTCTCTCGGCCTCGGGACCGTCGAGCAGGTAGCGTGAGACGATGCCTGATACTGAATGCGGGATCATGGCCAGATCAGATCAAAAAGCGCCGGCACGTTCCAGACTGCGAAGATCGCGAGCGTCGTGATCAGCTTTACCAGGAAGTCGATAGGATCAAAGTGCATTGGTAGCGATGTGAATAAGGGTTCCCGGTTCAACGTCGAGGAATGCGATAGGCTCCGTTCTGCGCTGCGCCTGGTAGCGAGCGCGAGCGCGTTCAAGGGCGTCACGCATCGCGAAGTAATCCGCGTCCGACTTGGCAGCGACTCCGGCCTCGAAAGCTCGGTTAAACATGTCAGCGACCGAATCCGCCGATGAGAATGAGAGGAACTCCTCCATGCGTGCGCGGAGGTTATCCGCTTTCCGATTGTTCAGAATGTTCATTGCGCTTCCTCCTCGGGCAAATTGGCTGCGGAGCGAATGGCTCGGATCAGCAGGCGGCGAGCCTGTGCGGAACGGCTCCGGTCCTGCTCTTGCGCAAGAGCGTCGAGCATCGCGCCCTCCTCGTCTGGAATTTCAATGTTTAGGATCATGCTGCTTGGGTTTGAAGTTGGACGCTGAAATCTTCAATGGCGCGGCGTTGAATCTCTGCGGCTTGATCGGCAGAGATCGTAATGTGCAAAAACTCTTTCTCCTTCGGACTGACCGCATCGGGCTGGATGTTGACCAAAAACCAATCCGTTGCGCCGCGCTCAATGTAAACGCGGGTGCTTTTCGCGTTGTATTTGTAAGAGTTCGCGGACGGTCCCGCTGGGCGGAACATGACCTTCGCGCCCTTCCACTTGGCCTTGGGGATCGCAGACATTTTGCGCTCCGCGCCCTTGATCGCTTCAAGAATCTGCTTGGTGCAGGAAATCGTAAACGATTCCGCCCTGCCGTTAACCTTAAGAAGTTCCGCGTTAATCGCTGCGTTGTTTTGGATGTTGACTTTAATTCTCATGCTCTCTTTTGTTTTTGCCAGCGGCCCATCCGCTAACGAGGCCATGATAAATCCCGCTTTAAAACTTGCAACGGATTTTTTTAAGGAAAACAGAAAAAACCTTAAATACCTTGCTCTGCCTTGATTTCGACCGCATCAAGCAGCACGCGAGCCGCCTCGATCATCTGGGCCTCCAGATCCTCCTGCGGAGTTACCCACTCCTCCCCATTCCCGCCATCCTGATCGGCCATGCGATGCCCGAATCCGCGTAGACGCGCCGACAGGTCGTCGGGATTCCATGGGCAATCGGTCGCAGCTCGGCCTGAGCGGTGCAGCTCGCAGACGAAATTGATGGGAGGGCAGCACAGGCAGATCATGCCAAGCCCTTAAAAACCACGGCTTCTATTTTCCTGACGATCTGCTCTTCCACCCAATCGGCAGTCTCGTCTGAGATGGACGCAGCGTGACGCAGCTCGGCAAGCAGGAGATGCAGCGCCTCATGCACCGCTACCTGCGCCGTTTGCTCCTCCCGTTCGCACAACTCTAGATCGACTCGACAAATCGCAGTGCAGCTTGCGGGATCCGGTTCGATGCTGGCGTAGTTTCCTGCACCAGGCTCAACCGAAAAGCGAACGTCGTAATGAGCGAGTCCAAGGGCATTCTGCGCTCTGCGGAAATGTCCCTCAAACGCGCTCATCGTCCCTCGAGCATGTTGCCAAGCAGGGAGCGCCCTTCCCAGATCCCCACATTGATGTGGAGGAACTCGCCTGATTTGGCAATGACCTGGTATCCGTAGCCGTGGCTCCACCCAGTTGGGTCTGAATGCCGCCACAAAGGTTGACGTTGGCAAAGACAGCCGGGATTCCACGCTTTGACGAGACCCACGCCGGGAAGGACTCGCGTGGCCGAATCCTCGCGGTGAGTGTGAGCGAAGACGACGTTTCCCGCAGTCCTTGAGACGGAATCGCTCGCGGCGTTTTTGGATCCGCTCAATTCGTGAACAAAGAAAATCTTGCCCATCTTGATCCAGCCAGGGGGCAGGCCGGGAACGTGAGTCTCGGATCGCCGGTAGTAAATGATGCCCCTTTCTTTGAGCTTGAGAAGGAACTCTGGCGCGTTGAGTCGCCGAAGGAACTCAGCATCGCGCGAGTTTGAAAGCGTCTCATCGATGACCCAACGTTCGACTCGGTCTTCGTGGTTGCCCTCGATGAAATGAATCTGCGCGGAGGGCGCGGCATCTTGGAGCTGATCGAGGAACCAGTTGCCATGAGCAATGTCGTCTTGGTAGCTGTAGGTTGTCTGCGCGATGTAGTTGGCCGCGTGGTGCTTGGCCAAAAACCCACCACATTCTACAATGTCGCCGTTCAAAATGATCTCATCCGGCGATAGTCGGCGCACATCGCCAAGAAACGCCTCGACCGCAGGGCGATCCATCATTGATCCATGAACATCGTTCGCGATAAGCCTGACCGTCTCGGTCTTGACTTTCGGCCTCGGCTTGTATTCGTTCTTAATGGGAAACTTCGCCGCTCTGAGCGCATTGTATTCGTCGAGAGCATCGTCTCTGTCTTTTCGCAATGCGGAGGCCTCGGCTCGGGCTTTGGCAAGTTCCGCCTGTGCCTTAACGACGCGGTTCATTGCGTCGGAGTCTGAGACTAGGCGGTCGGAAAGATTGATTTCGTCGCTCATGGTTTAACGGAGGTATTGCTTAGCGGTTTCCGGTGACATCACGCATTCCTCAAAATTGTCCGGTGACATCTCGACCCACTTGATGCAGTGCAGGGCCTTCGCATGCCGCCGGATCGTATCCTCTGAAACTCCTAGGTGCTGCGCGAAGTCAGCGACTCGGTAGCAGACTCCACGCTTGATCTCATGGAGTCGGCGGCGGCAGTCTGAGCCTTGAGGTTTCTGCGGCATGACTCGTTTTTGATTTAGTGGGATGGCCTCCAATTCGCCCTGCGTGTCCTCCTGTGGCTCTTTCATCACCTGCCCCGCCATCGACGCCCTGACCTCTGCAACCTCCGCAGACGTGACCGCAGAGAGGTTTTTGGAGATGTCGTAGTTGGCCGCGCTCGGTCGTTTAGCGATAGCTGCCAGAATTCTGTCTCGTTTCGCCTCGTCCATATTATCGGTATCCGCCGGGGTAATCGGGAAAATCGTCATCGTCGTCGTCTTGGCTGCATTTGATGACGAGGACAAAAGCCGCGATCATCAAGAGCGAACCGAAGATGGCGGATGGGATCATGCTTCGTTCTGGGATGTCTTGCCGTCGCTGGCGACGGTTTCGAGCGTGTCGCTTCCAATGTCGAAACCCTTCGGCCATCGGTAGCCAACGACTCGGGAAGTGTCGAAAGGCTTGACGTTGACGGCATCGCCTTGGTTGCCACCTAGAACCATTATGTTCCCGTATTGGTCCTTGCCCGTGACAAATCCAACGTGGCCGGATCCGCTCGATTTTGAGCCGCGCCAAAAGACGACGATAGCACCGGGGATCGGTCCACAGGGCTGGCCCCACTTTTCAAAGCTTCGCGCCATGCCGCTGCGAGTTCCTTCGATACCGCAATCTTGGAGCATCGCATTACAGAAACCGGAACACCACGGCGTCTCATCGTCGGAAAAGTATAGCTTTGCGAGCTGCCAGTAGGACAAGATGCGCTTGCTATGCTGCCGCCCAGCGATCTCAGACACGCCAATTTCCTGACGCGCTCGGCGTAGCCAAATAGGCTCTCCCGCGACCTTCGGAGGTGCAACCGATGCTTGCGGCTCTTTGCGTAGCTCGGCCAGCGTAATCGGCCCAATGTAGTCGCGAGGGGAAAGGGCTTTCGAGACTTTGAAAGCGATGATCGCCGCTCGGGTTTTCGGCCCCATCATTCCATCCAATTCACCAGGCTCAAAGCCATGGGCCTTGAGGCGCGTTTGGATTTCGGCGATCTCGCTTTTAGTCATTTGGTCCGCTTACGTTTTTCGAGAGCCGACATCACGACGCCTATAAGCGCGACCGCTGCGCCGATACCGGTCTGGAGATCGGCCTGTGAGACGATGCCAGCTCCGGTTGCGTAGCCACCTGCGATGGTCAAACCGTGGCGAAGGAGTAGACCAAGAAGAAGTTTCGTGTCCATGCCGGACCGCTCAACAAAACGAACGAAAAACGCAAGTTGAAAATCTTCTTTGTTTTGTAG